AGTCAGTCAACACAAAGGAGTACCCGGTCGCCCGGGTAGTGGTCGAATACACAAAGCGACCAGCCCCTGTGGGGGCCTTATTGTGTGATTTTGACCGTCGCGAAGAACGCGACCACCATAGCATGATCAAGTACGAAAACCCGTTGCTGACAGTCGTGGAAAGACACGAGTTGGTGCAGTATAAGTTCCCGGATGAGCGTGAATGGACAGACAGTGGCTACTCGCGGCCGCTCAAGTCCTGGACCATCTCAGAGGAATTGGCTGCCCAGCACGGGAGTAGAGTACATCTCCAAACCGACACGACAGCGTACTATGAGGTGTTGAAACGCAGCATATTGCGCACTGGAAGCATCAATTTCAACCGTGCGGACTTCCCCCTGTTCGTCAAGTCACACACAGCGTCCTTTCTCGTGGCATTAAAATTGTCAGAGAACCACGAGCATCAGCTCGGGACGCGTGCTTTAAACTGACGCGGCGCCTGTTTGTATACGGGTACAGACAGGGGGACGCCTACATACCGGAAATGGAATTAAACGACAATGCCACCGGCTTTCGGGAGGGTGAGTGGAAAATTTTCGCTCATGCAGATGCTACGCATCGCCGGAAAGTTATGGCGGTAAAACATGGACATTCAGTGAGAGGGGTAGAACGCCCGCGGACAGATAGGGATGATTTCCTGTCCACCCTTTGTGGGTGTATACACCGCGTGTCCCCAGACATGCCGATTATCACTAAAACAATGGAGAAGAATTTGGAAGCGTTCTGTGACCACATTTTTCCCATTTTCTTTGACCCTCTCGATTGGGAGGAGTTAATGTTGTTCGAAGAGTACTGCGATCACTTGTTACCCACTAAGGGAGCAGCCTTCGTGGAGGAGTTCCGCCAGCATCACTACAATCGCATTTGCGATTTTTTCGACTTCTCACAAAGAGGCCGGAAGCTGAGCTCCTTCATCAAAGACGAAGGCTACGACAAGTTCAAACAGTCCCGTACCATCCAAGGAAACTCTCGCGAAATGCTAGAGGGAGACACCGGGTCCTACTTCTCACGTGTGATTAAATCCATTGAGAAACAGGTGTACCACAAGATGACGGGGACAGTAAAGGGGCTCACTCCACATGAAAGAGCCGATTTGCTGTACAACATGGATGACTATTTTACCAAGTGGGCGGATGACTATTCATCGTATGAGGCTTCTTTTTCGATTGAGAAGCTCGAGGCGGTGGAGTTCCGTTTTTATTCCTATATGCTGCAACGTTTTCCCCCCATTGTTTCGGAAGCAATTTTCAAACTTATTGGAGGGAAGAACATCATGGTCTTTAAGAATTTGAGATTCATGGTGTTTGCCAGAATAATGTCTGGTGACGCAGATACAGCGTTAGGGAATGTCGTGGACAATTGGGTCTCGACCATGCTGCTCCTATACATGAAGGGCGTCTCACCGGAGCGCGCCGTCGAAATGATGTATTTGGAAGGGGACGACAAAACGTTGGTTACTGATGGGGTCATCGTGACAGCGGAAGAAGCGACCCGGTTCTCGAAAGAGAATGGCATGAAGTCGAAGACGCAGGACGGCTTAGATCATGAATTCAATGATTTTTGCCAGTGCTGCACATCGGTTAAATACGTGAAGGAGAAAAACAACAGAGTGCTGTTGGGCGGGATTTTGAAGAATCTTGCTTCGTTCTCTAACATAAATGTCAAGTATAAGGACGCGAGTGAGAAGGTGTTGAATTCCCTTCTTCGCGCAAAGGCGATGTCTCTTTTGTATTTATACAGGGGATGTCCAGTCCTGCACGCTCTAGCCGTGCGGATTCTGTATTTGACTAGATCGGTGAATGTTCGCGATAAACACTGGAAAGAAGTGCTGAGTTACAACATAGACTTCGTGGATTTGCGCAGTTTCAAGTTCCGGGAATTTCTGAAGATGGAAATTCACCTTGAGGACCGCGCTGCCGTGGAGAATGTCCAAGGTATCTCAGTGAGCATGCAGTTGCATATGGAAGAGATCATAAACAAATGGGAGGGGGGACCGTTGTCGATCCCCGTGGAGTACTTCGATACCTACACCCCCAACCAGAAACTGCCCACAGCGGAGCAGGACACATGGTCAATTTTCAGCGACGTGTATGTTAGTGATAGACAAGACCAGGAATGGGAAGAGCCGGACACCATTAAAAGACAACAGCTCCGCTATTTAGCGGGGTTTGTCCATTTGTTTTAAAAGTCCGGCCTTTACCAGTCAGCCCTTCCAATCCGAATATTTATAAAAAGT